GGCATACATGGACAGTAATGTTCAAATGAAAGCAACTTTAGTAGGATATAACATAGCGGTTGATTGGAGTCTACCCATTTGGCATATTGGACATGATGCAGGATTTGGGGGTAGTGGGAAGATAAATAATATTGACGAAGCTTTTACAATGAAAGAAACTACAAATCCAGAGACTTGGGGACATATTGATGCGGGATTGGAGATACATGAACTATGAAAAAATTTATTGTAACAACAACGATACAAGAACCAACAGAAGCTACATTAAAATATTCACACATGGAAGGTTGGGATATGATTATAGTTGGAGATATAAAAACTCCACATAATTCTTATAAAGACATAAATGCTACATATTTACATCCAGATATACAAGAAGATTTATATCCAAGATTGAGTGATGCAATAGGATGGAATTGTATCATGAGAAGAAATATAGGCTTTATACATGCCTATGAGCTTGGGGCAGATGTTGTTGCCAGCATAGATGATGATAATATTCCTTATGAAAATTGGGGAAAAGATGTAAGAGTAGGGCAAGAAATAGATGTACATGTTTTTGATAGTCTAGATATTAATGTCTTTGAACCATTACAGGTAACTAATCATAGTGAATTATGGCACCGTGGATTTCCTATTTCATATCTAACAAAGATTAGACCAATAGTACACAGGGGAATACAAAAGAGAAAAATTTTATTTCAAGCTGATTTGTGGGATGGAGACCCTGATGTTGATGCTATTTGTAGATTGATACATATGCCAAGGGATTTAGAATTAAAAGTAGATGTTCCATTTACATCTAATAATTTTATTCCATTCAACAGCCAGAATACTTTTATTGCTAGAGAAGCTTTACCTTATTACATGGTTCTTCCCTTTGTTGGGAGGTCAGATGATATTTGGGGTGGTTATATTGCTCAATATCTTTTGGACACTAGACCATTATTCATGCCCCCTACAGTTTACCAAAAAAGAAATGAACAGTCTATAAAAAAGAATTTAGAAGATGAAGTTTTTGGATATGTGACAACAGATACCTTGCTTCAAAATATTAAACAATATGTAAAATATCTACCAGAAAAAACTAATAACGCATTAATAGAATACAGGAAATTATATGATAGATTTGAAAGTTAATAGAGTTATAGATAGAATGGTTTATGATGATTTCATGTATAACCCATTTTGGCAAGGGATAATAGAGTTATTAAAAAAAAGTGAAATAAAAACTGTGGTTGATATTGGGGCATCTAGCGGACTAAGTTCTATGTGGTTACTACAAGTTCCAACCATTGAAAAGATTTACTGCTTTGAACCAGATTCAGAAAATTTTGATATGTTACTAAAGAATCTAGAAGATTATTTATACAAAATAGTACCTTTAAATTGGGGAATCTACTATGGTCTAAAAGAATCAGAAGTATTTGGAACTGGGGATAAAAATCCATTGGGGTATACTATTGAACCAATAACCCACTATACTGCACAAGGATTTAGATTTGAAAAATATGAGAACAAGATATTTAAATTGGAAGAGTTAGAAAATGTAATAAACTCTCCAGCAGACTTAATAAAAATTGATATAGAAGGGTCTGAATACAACGTTATTAAAAATTCTACTATACTAAAAGAAGCTAGATTTTTATTAATAGCCTTTCATAATTATTATGATAGTTATGTTTTAGAATTTATAAAAGAATATCTACCAAACTATGAAATAGTTATATATGGGCCTGATGGGAACACGTATTTTAATATCTTGTTGGAAAGGAAGGGTACAGATGAAAGTAGTATTTCTGGAGAATAGATTAAGAACAGATAAATTAGGTATCATGTACTTAGCCAGAATATTGAAAGATGCTGGACATGATGTAGACTTAGTACAAGCACATAGAGATGTAATACCAAAAGCAGACTACATCATGTGCTCTGTTATGTCAGGAGAACATGAATGGTTTTTTAATAAATTAGCAGAATTAAAAAGCAAAAGAGATTTTGTTTCGGTAGTGGGTGGGCCTCACTTTACCTTCTTTCCAGAATCTGGATTGAAGAATAGTAACATAGATTATGTTGTGATAGGCCCAGGAGAGAGTGTAATTCTTGATATAGTAAATGGAGTTTATCAAGGAAAGAAATTAATCAGAGGGAACCTTCCAGATGTAAATTCTTTGGCTCATCCTTATAGACAAATTCAATATAAGTATGATGAGTTTGGCAAGGCTAGAATGAAAAGATTTATAGCAGGAAGATATTGTCTTTATAGTTGTACATATTGTTTTAATCACTTATTCAAGAAATTATACCAAGACCAGAAAAAAGATTTCTTCCAAAGAGTATCTCCTGAATTGATGATAGAAGAAATTCTAGAAGTAAAGAAAGACTATGGACTAGAATTAGTTTATTTCAATGATGATGATTTAGCAGCTAGTTATGAATGGCTAGAAGAATTTTGTAAACTAATAAAACAAACTAAGCTACAATATTGTGGTTCTGTTAGAGCAAATAGTATTGATGGTTATAAAATAGATATGTTGGCTAATAGTGGCTGTGTATTTCTTAATATAGCATTAGAATCTGCGGTACCAGAAACACAAAAATTATTAAGACGTGGGTTTATTACAAATTCACAAATAAGTGATGCAACTAAGACTTGTGAAGAGCGTGGAATAAAAGTTAGATTACAGAATATGATTGGGTTGCCTGTAGAAAATCCATTGGAAGATGCTTTGAAAACCTTGGAAATGAATATGAAATTAAACCCCACAGATTCGTGGGCTTCTATATTTCAACCATTCCCTAGAACAGATTTGTGGAAGTATTGTTTAGATAAAGGATTGATAACAGAAGATACACAAGCACAGGCATTTTATGAGCATACTCCATTGAATATTCCAGATGCTGATAAGATAAATAGATTACACAAATGGTGGTTCTTTGCAGTAAAGTATCAATGGCCTATTGAATTAGTAAAAATTCTTTTAGATACACCATTGTCAAAAGACCAAGAGGAAAGGATACAGAATTATAGATGGGAAGTTGCAAAAAATTTATTATATGGAATGTAAGGAGAGGTTATGAATAAAATAGCATGTACGCATCCAGGAAGATTAGGAGATGCCATTTACGCTTTACCAGCCATTAAAAAGGTTTGTCAAATGCGTGAAGCATTAGCAGATTTTTATACCAGTAAATATTGTAAACCCTTAGAAAGATTATTTGGATATCAGAGTTATATATATGGATTCTATATGCCAGATAATTATCAAATAGAAAGAATGGACATGGGAGTACAGCCTTGGAGAGTTCCAGTAGATATAGGTTTATATGATATGACATATCATATGGGATTTAGAACAGTTCCAGACAAAGCTATACCAGATTTTATTATGGAATCTACAGGTTTGCCTACTCCAGCAAAAGTAGAATACGAATATCCAGATTTTGAAACTGATAGTGAACCTTATATTATTGTAGCACCAAGAGGAGAAACATCATTCAAAAAATTATTCTGTGATTTTATAATTAATTGTCCAATTACTTGTTATGTTGTTGGAGCAGATAATGATGATATAGGATATGGTGTAGATATAACAGGAATGGATTTATTAGAAACAACAACATGGATATCAAAATCTAAAGGATTTGTAGGATTAATGTCATCTCAATTAGCACTAGCGAATGGATTTGATATTCCTAAGATTGCCCCACATGATGGGATTCATTGGGATATGAGACATGTGATTTACAGTGATACTAATTTTTATCCTGTAAACCCAACAGTAAATGATTTAATAAAAATATTAGGATTGTAGGAAGGGTGATATGGAAGTAAATTTATGTATACCAACATTAAACAGGTATGATTTATTAGTAAAGTGTCTGGAATCAGCAGAAGCTGGGACACTAAAGCCTATCAATTATTATATAATTGATAATGGAACAAAATTATTTATGGAAATGCTACCACAAAAACTTGAGTCAAAAATTACATTAATAAAAGCTAAGTATAATTTGGGGGTAGCCATGAGTTGGAATTGGTTTTTACATAATGTAAAAGACCATATATTGATAAGTAATGATGATATAGAATTCTATCCAGATTCTATTGAAAAACTTATGGAAGGGTATGATGAAAACTTTTCAATCTATCCAGCAGAGGGAGCAACATCCTTTGCCTGTATGAGTTTTCCTAGAAAAATAATCAATGATGTAGGATATTTTGATGAAACACTATCTCCACACTATGCTTATTTTGAAGATAATGATTACCATTGGAGAATGAGATTGAAAGGATATGATATAAAAGATATAGCAGGATGTAAAGTAATGCATGAGAATAGTGGAACAATGAAAAAGTATACACCGTTTGAATTAAATTTACATCATCATAAATTTAGATTAGCACAGGCAAGATATCTTGCTAAGTGGGGAGATTTACCTCCTAACGAAAAATTCACTGTGCCTTACAATGGAGCAACATTTGATGTTACAAGAGAAGATAACTCCTGAAGAATGGTGTCTATATGAAATCATTAGACATCCAATTATGTTCGGAGAGTTCTATAGAAATATAGAAACATTAACTTATAAACAAGAAGTTTTTGAATACACGCCCTATCAGAAAGAATACTTAGGAGATTTTAATAACTATGTATCTCTTTGCTGTGGTCGTGCTGTAGGGAAGACAGTATCTCTAACTGATTATATTCTATGGGTAATGATTAATAATTTTTTCCCTAATGAATACATAATGTATACAGTACCAAATAAGACACATCTTGAACCAGTATTTAATAATCTTATAAAGTATTTAAGAAATAATTTATTTCTGAAGAATTTTATAGAACCAAAACGTGGTATCAATTCGTCTACTTATACAATAACTTTATTAAATACTGCTCAACTTGTGTGTGCTATCGCTGGACAGTCTGGTACAGGTGTTAATGTTGTAGGTAAACATACACCTATTATCATTCTAGATGAAGCTGGATACTATCCTTGGGGAACATGGTTAGAACTCCAACCTGTTCTAAATTCGTGGGAAGATAGCCATAAATTATGGGTGTCTGGAGTACCAACAGGGCTTAGAGAAAACTGTGTATTATATTTAGCAGATGAGGTCAATGACCAGTTTTCTCACCATAGAACATCTGCTCATGAAAATCCTAGATATACTGAACAGGATGAAGAAAGAAATGTAAAACAATACGGTGGGAATGAAAGTGAAGATTATATTCACTTGGTTTTGGGAAGACATGGTTCTCCTACATTTGCTGTATTTGATAGAAGATTGATGGAAATAGAAACTTATCCAACCTACAAGATAAGTCTTTCTGGAATAGATTATTCTTATAGTGAAATAATAAATAGAATGGCTCTTATTCCACCAGTACCAGCTAACGATTTAGTTATAATGGGAGTAGACTTGGGGTACACGGAACCCACTTCAATCATTATACTTTATGAGAAAAATGGTATAATTAGAGAACATGCAAGAATAAATTTTTACAAAGTAGCTTATCCTACGCAAGAAAAAATTATTGATTATCTAGATACTAAATTCAATAGACCTCAAGTAATTGGTATAGATACAGGAAATGAAAAAGGATTGGTACAACATTTATTAGAAGACGAAGTATATCTTCATAAAAATTATACGAAAAGATTATTCCCAGTAGCCTTTGGTTCTTGGCTTAGTTTAGGTGAGAACTCAGAAGGTGAGGAAATAAAAACAAAAATGAAACCTCATAGTGTGACATTGTTACAAGAGTACACTAACTCTCATAAGATTGTGTATACCCATACAGATATAGAATTAGTTACAGAGCTTGAAAGAATGACATATACTAAAACTCCAATCGGAGAAGTTATTTATAAAACATTGACCCCAAAGGGAGGTAAAAGAGGCGAAGACCATAATACTGCGGCTATGCTTTGTGCTATGGTTGCCTATTATATGTTAGTAGTAGGTATGTTGTTTTCCAAAGCACAAAAACCATTAGCTAAAAGTAGATGGGTAGTTGGAGGAAATTATTCTTATGGATAATAATAAACAAACAAAATTGGCAAAAGCAGCATTTTTTATGCCACAGTCTAGTTATAGAAGTTATGTTAGTGTTTGGGGTTCTAACTCAGTAGATAAAATTTCATTTGAAGACCATGATAACTTTGAAAAAATTGTAAAAGACTGTAGATTCTTTTTTAGACATGAACCAATCGCTACTACAGTTGTTACAAAGATAGTTGGATTGGCAATCAATGATATTATTATTCCACAAAATAATATCTCTAAAACTGATTATCAAATTTATTCATCTCTAAAAAGAGATGTAATAAAATTCTTAAGAAAAGCAGCACTAGAGTTTTTAACTACTGGTCTAGTGGTTCCAGAAATAACATTAGAGACTATTAATAGAAAACAGTTGAGAGAAAAAGGAATTCAAAGATTGGA